GGGCTGGGAGATCGATTCGAGGCTCGCGATGTCGTTGGACAGGTCGTAGGCGCCCACCAGGAACGCATCGCCGAGGCCGCTTACCTTGCTCACGACTCAGCCCCCCTTGCGGATATCAGTCGCCATTGAGCCGCTCCATCCACTTGTCCACGACCGGCTGCGCGATCGAGGCGACCCGCGGCCACACGTACTGGAGCGCGCGCCGCAGGTTGAGGTAACCCGGGAAGCGGGTGACCGGGCTGTTGCGCGAGCCGACGCCTTCCAGCCACGGACCGTACGGCAGGTCGTTCGTGTCGCCCCAGCCGTCATTGACCACGACGTCCCGGTCGCGGGTGACCTTGTGGGCGTGCGACTCGTAGCGGCCCGTCGACTCCCGGAACGTGCCGATCATGTTCATCTGCCAGCGCCACAGCGCCGCGTCCCCGACCTCGTTCTTGACCTCGTCGAGCATGCCGTTGACCATCGGCTGCGCCCGACCGTCGAACAGCGGCCCGGTGGCGATAACCTCGGCGCCCATCACGCGGCCTGCGCCATCAGATCATTGACGATCAGCGGGATGTCGAGCGTGACCACCCGGAACCGGCGGTTGTCGCGCATCACATACCCCGCCTCCCCGCCGAGGGTGATACCCGACTCGCCGAGCAGGTCCACGTTGCGCACCAGGCCGCCCAGGGTGAACCCGGCCGAGTAATTCGCGATCAGCCGCACCGACGCGTCGACGATCGCGGGGTCGATCGCGTCGTACGGCTGCTGCTCGGCCGACATGTAGACGCGCCCCTGCAAGTGGATCACCACGGAGGTGCTGGCCAGACCCCCCGCCCACGGCGCCGGTTTGATCCCCTGGAACCACAGGTCAAGGCTCGGACCGTTGCCGGGCGCGTTGCGCGGCGCCTCGTGCGCGTTGACCGTCTCGAACACGCCGAGGGTCATCGCGTCGGCCTCAACGGCGGCGAACAGTGCGGCGAAGTCCACGTCACACCACCCTGCTGCGGGCCTTGCGGCCGTGGCGGGTGTAGCAGCGCTGGAACAGGTCGTCCACGCCCTGCCCGATCCCGGTCTGCTTGCTCGGCCCGGATCCCTGGCTGTTGGCATAGGCGCCGCCCTGCTGCACCAGGTCGATCTCCGCATAGGCGATCGCGAGCTGGCGCACCAGTGGCGGCACCACGGCGCGGGTCACCGCAGCGCCGTTCGTGTGGGTGGCCGCGGTCGAGCCGTTGACGCCGCGCACCACGGTCAGCTGCCGCAGCGCGTACACCGTCGCCCCGGTGTGGGTGGCCAGGGTCGTGCCGTCCCACGCCCGCTTCACCGTGACCGTGTTGCCGGTCACGTCCACCGCCAGCATCCGCTCCGAGTCCAACTGGAGCGCCTCGCCGGTGAAGAACTTCGTCCCGTCGGTCACCGCCAGCGCATTGTCGGCCGGGTTTGCCGTCGAGCAGCCGGTGCCCTGCTGGCTCTGCCCGCTGCTCACCGTCGCCTTGTCCGTGACCAGCATCCGCTCGCTGCCCGCGAGTATCACGTCGCCGACGCCGACTGCGGCGCCGTTGGTCACGGTCACGCCGGTCCCGGTCGTGTCCGACACTGCGGCGCCGAGCGCACCCCCAGTGGCGAACACGTCCTGGTAGCCGAACTGGGCGGTGATGTGCACGTCGCGCTGCGGCGTCGACCCGAGGCCGAACGCGCTGCTCGTGGACCGGTCCAGCTCCAGCCGGGTGTACGGGGGCGCGTACTTCGCCGGGCGCCACAGGATGTTCGCGGCCGGGATCGTCTGCGGGCTGCTGCCGCCGGTGGTCACCACCGGCACCGTGCCGGCGATGTCGGCGACATCCGACTGGTCCAGGTAGATCGTCCACGGCCAGGTGGCCTGGAAGTTCGGCCAGTCGAAGTAGCGGGTCTCCAGCGCGGTGTAGAAGCGGCGGTGCATATCCCCGTCGATGCTGTCGGAGGCGCCCTCGATGGCGTCGTCGATCTGCCAGTCGTTGCGCGCGGTCTGCTTCACGTCCAGGGCCTTCTTGACGTCTTCGCGGGTCGCGTAGGTGGGGCGGCTGACCGCCATCGTTCACCTCCCTCACAGTCGTGTCAGCTCGTTTACAACCCGGCCATGGTTTCCGGATCCCAGTCGTCCGGGTACCGGAAGTCGCCGTTGGGGCAGAACATCACCCCGGCCTGCTGGGGCGGCCCGAGCTCGAGCGGGGTTCCGTCGTGCGGGCACGCGACCGGGGGCACCGACTTGTAGTAGTCGATGTACGCGGCCTGCTGCGCGAGCGTCGAATACAGGTCCAGGCCAGTCACCTTGTCCGCCATCAGGCGCCGCCCACCGCCGCAGGTGCGGCCTCGGTCGCCGGTTCGGCGCGCACCAGCGTGAGCGGTCCGCCGGCCGGGCCGCGGCGCAGGTTCAGCACCACCCGCGCGGTCTGGTAGTTCTCCTGAAGCAGGATCCGGCTCACGTCCACCGCGACGTCGCCCTGCCGCAGCAGGAACGCCCCGTCGACCCTCACCAGCTCCACCGGCCCCTCGTCGACAAGCACCTCGTCAGCGGCGCCGGTCAGGCGCCGGCGGATGGCCGCCGCACCGCCGCGGGCCATCAGGGCGCCTGCGGGGGTGCGGCCGGCTCGGTGCCTGGCTCGGCTTCGGCCGCCTGGGGCTCGACGGTCCAGCCGGGCGGCAGCGCGGCCACCGGGATCTCGGGCCCAGGCTCGGACTGGACGGTCGCGACCGGCTCTTGCGGCCCCGGTGCCGACGGCTGCTCGCCTTCGGCGTCCTGCGCCGCCTCGGCCTCGGCCGCCACCGCTTCGGGCGCCCCCTCGGCCACGGGCTCGGCGAGAACCGGCTCCTCATCGGGCTGCCGCTCTTCCCACGCATTCGACGGTCCGCCCGTCGTTGTCGTCGGCATCGCTTCCTCCTCCATCGCAAAGACCTTCGAACCTACGCCGCCGCCACCGACGCGCCCGCGTCGTACGGCACATACGTCAGCGACCACGTGATCGCACCGGTACTGGTCGCCACCGTCGTCACCTGGATCGACCCGGCGGGCACCAGCGCCAGACCCCCGGACACGAAGGGCACCCCCTGGCCGCCGGAACTCCCGTTCCACACCACGGTCCCGTCCGCGCCGGACACGATCAGCGCGGACGCCTTCGCCAGCGGAACCGCCAGCGATGTGCCCACCGGCTTGCCGTTCAGGTCCGCAGTCGCGCACAGCGTCGCGGTCGCCGACGAGCCGCCCGTGGGCTTGGTGCCCACGGACAGCGTCGTCGCCTGCGCCTGGATCGCCGTGGACACGACACCGGTCAGGGATGTGACGATGACCCGGCCGCCGGTGACGGTGAACACGTCGCCGGACGTGCTGGCCGGCAGAGTCTTCGCCCCGCCAGTGACCAGTGCACCGTAGGCGGAGGCGAAGACCTGCGCGGCCTGCTTGGCGGCGTTGACCGTCATGTCAGTTCGCCACCACGGCGGACGCCGCGTCCAGCGGGATGTATAGAAGCGTGTGCACGACCGCGCCGGTGGCGTCCGCGGCCGACACGTTGAACCCGATCGTGCCGGGTGCCACGATCTGACCGCACAGTGCGCCGGTGTTGCCCGAAACGGACCCCGACTTGCCCGTAGAGGCGGCGCCGATCAGCGCGGAACCCACCGCTGAGGGCAGCTGCCACATCATCCCCACCTCGTCGGTGGTGATCGTCAGGGTGGTGCACATGTCGTTCGCCGTGCCGGTCGTCGGGGTCGCGACGTATTTCGCCGCCGGGGTGGTCCCGCCGATCACCGTGGTCACCAGCCCGTACAGGGTCGCGATCAGGATGCGGCCGCCGGTGACGGTGAACACCGTCTGCGTGGCGTTCTGCGGCACCGTCTTCGCGGCGCCCTGCGCGAACAGGCCCAGCGCCATCTCGCGCACGTACTTGTTCTTGATGAAGTTCGCCACGGCTACGCCCCCAGCAATGCGAGGTTCGCCGGGGTGCGCTGCACCGTCAGGTCGTGCAGCAGCGCCACGCAGGTGGTGGTGTTGGTGCCAGTGACCTGGATGTAGTCGTACTGGTCCGCGAGCTGCGACGCGTAGATCGTCAGAATGGAGGTGTACCCGGTGGTGCCAGCCAGCGCGATGCTGTTCGTGGTCCACACGGCGGTCTGCTTCGTCCACGCCGCGGTGCCGTTGGTGGCCGCCTCCTGGTACCAGAACGGTGTCTGGCCGAAGCCGTTCGCTGTGGTCCAGTTCGTCGTCGAGCCGCCGAAGGTCTTCGCGGCCACGACCGCGAGCGACGCCGCGCCGGACGATTTCACGATGAACGACACGCTGGAGGCGTGCCGCATCTGGAACATATTCCCCGACGCGTCGTGCACCACGTCGAAGACGCGGCCCAGTCCCTGCATACCGGCCATTGCGGTGTCCTTCCGTTACGGCTGTGTCGTGGCCCGGGGGCGCCGCTGCCCGGGTTGCCCGTTCGGGGCCGGTGCCGGCCGGGTGGTCCCGGCCGGGCGTGCCCGTACTCGTGGAATCGGTAGAGCCCGCGCGCCGTATATCAGCGGCTTGCGATCTGGACGAACGGGGAGAGGGTCGCCGAGCTGCCGTTGTGGGGAGTCAGGGGGCTGTTCAGCCACGGGCGGCCGTCGACGCGCTCGATGATGCGGTACGCGACCTGGTTGTTCTGGAACAGGAAGTGCTCGCTGGAGTCGACGCGCACCTGCTGGCGGTCGCCGATCAGGTAGTAGCTCAGGTCCACGAAGTTGATGTCGCCGGTGGTGCCGAGCGCGGGCACCTTCTCCGTGAAGATCACCGGGCGGCCGAGGATCGTCATCGGCGGCAGCTGCGAACCGGGCTGCGACCAGCCGCCGATCCACACCGGGCCGCCCCCCGTCCCCACCGACAACGCCATGGTCGCCAACTGCGGGAAGGTGTCGATCGCGGCGACCCACACCGCGTCGCCCAGACTGCTCGGGAGCATCCGGGAGTACATCCCGACGATGTTCTCCCAGACGATCGTGCCGCTGGTCTGCCCGGACTCCTTGGGCACCTGCACGGAAGCGTCGCAGTTGATGAAGCCCTGCGGGGCGCCCGCGCCGGTCTCCGTCATGAACGCGACGTCCTCGGCCCACGCGAGGCCGGCGGGGATGCGCGAGTCGAACCAGCCGGCGAACGCGGGGGCGTCGTCGAGTAGCTCGGCGGGGACCTTGAAGAACCCGGTCAGCTTCTTCGCGTCCAGGGTCACGCGGCCGAAGGTGGCCGCGCTCTCGGTCATCTGGGCCGCTTCCTCGGTCCAGTAGAAGACGACGCCCCCGAACAGGGAGCTGACGTGGCTGGTGTCGTCGACGGTGGGGATCGGCACCTTGAGCGTCGACATCGGGATGACGGTCGCGCGGGAGCGCACGATCGCCTGCTCGAGCGCGAGCTGCAACAGCTCGCTGCGCATGATCTCCGGGATCAAGAAGC